CATTCTCGCCGGGGTCTCCCTTCAAGTCTTCCAGCGCAATAAGATCGGCCCAGTCCCCAATGGGAGTTCCTGTATCAGGGTCTAAAAGCACCCATTGAATATGTGTTGACGTGACGCGAATACCGACTGAATATCCCTGAGGCCCACGCTCCCCCGTGGCTCCCGTCTCGCCGGTCTCGCCCTGGGGGCCCTGGAGCGGTCCTGCGTCCTCCCATCCCGAGGAGCCGTAAATCCACAGCTCCCCCGAGATGATGTAGGTGTCGCCGAGGTTGGCTGTGGAAGGCAGGTCGTCCGTCGAGGGGAGGGAGGAGATGAACTGAATCCCCTCGCCCCTCGGTCCAACGGCTCCGGGAGGGCCCTGAAGCCCCCCCGAGCCGAACACGATGTACGATGCCGGGCGGGAGATGACGATGTCCGGCCCTTTGCTCGCAATGATTATTTCGCTCACTTAGCTCACCTCATCTATCAGGCACAAAGCCTTCAGGGGGCGGAGGAGCAGACACGCTTCTGCACCCTACCCACGGCCTCCCGCCTGGGAAGACGTTATACACCATGCCGTCCCCGAAGTTGAGAAGCAGGTCGCACCACCCCTTCTTCCCGGACAGCATCATGGCCCGCTCGTAGGAGATGGAGATGTAGATCACCCCCTGCCCGGAAAATTCCTTCGTCACCTCGTTGCCATCCTTGTCGGTGTACGTCATGGTTGCTTCTATCTCGCCGATGGTCAGCCCGTCGCCGTTGGTCAGGGAGAAGATGGGCGCGGCGCCGATGTCTCTGGTGAGTTTGAAGTCCATCTTGCCCCCCACACCACGCAGGTCCACTTCATCGCCGTTCCTGTCGAGGAAGCCCAACCCCTGCACGAAGGATGCGTTGTCCGGCATGACGATTGGTATGCACTCTCCGGAACCTGGGCCTCCTGACGAACTCATAAACTCCAGAAGGCTTGGAGTTATAAGGCTAGGATCAAAAATAGCCACCATGGCTACGCCTTGCAGACGACGAACAGGTGCGTGTCGTCGCCCCCTTCGAGGGTTGCCTCTGTGATCAGTTCCTCTCCACCAGTCATGGGCGTTGCGGCTATCTCTCCGGATATGGGCTCCGCTGCATTATATTCGTCGCTACCTGCAACCGTGAACGCCGTCATGTCGAGTCCTGCGACGGTGAGCGCCTGAACGAGGGCCTGAATGTCGGACGCCTCGTTGTTCGTGCCAGTCTCATTGGCGAGGGATATGGTGATCACTCCTTCGTCGTGCGCCACGGCAAGCACGTCGTCCTCAGCCGTCTCTACGGCGAAGGAGAGAGCGTTGTACCACGAGCCGGGGAGCCCCGAGCTGATGGTCAGAGTCTTCCCGTCTCCGAAGTCGAGGACGCACCCTGCCGGTGAGCCCAATGCGCTTCCCACGGGCTCGGCGTCGTCGTAGGCGGCGTTCCCCGCCACGGTCATGGCGGAGACATCCACTCCTGCGACTTCGAGAAGGGCCCGCACGGCAGTCTCGATCTTCGTGTCCTCGTTGTCTGTAGCAGTTGTGTGGGCGAGCTTGATCAGGATGGTGCTCGTGCCCTCCGGGTTCGACACGTGCAGGTCGTCGTCGTCGGACACCTCGATGCGCACCTTCAGCAGGTTGGACGGCAGGCCGCCCTCCCCGCTCCCCACCGTCAGGGTCTTGCCTGTGTCGACGGTGAGCACGGCTCCGGCCTTCGGCCCGTCCTGGTTCACTTCCGACGATGTGGTGCCGGACACCAGCTTGATGAAGCGGAACGCCGCCACACCAGCCGGTAGGGGAATGGCCTTGTCCGAGGCCGCGGACACCGCCTCCTCGCTCCCGTCGGCAGCCTTGCACAGGGGGACGTATGTTCCGTCCTCGCTCGGCGACACCAGCACCGCCAGCCCTGCGGACGCCCAGACTGCGGGGAAGACGACCGCCACGTCACGGGCGTAGGCGATGTCGATGGCGGGGGTGGTGCTCTCCCCCGACGGAATGGTTACAGCATGGACTCTTGTGACCATCATTGGATGCCCTCCTAAAAGTTGAAAGTGGGTTTCTTCTTGGTTTTGCCCAGTCCAAGGAGCTTCGCCGGGTCGCCCGTCTCGCCGAACTGCGCCATCCTGCGGGGTCCGACCACCGGCATTCCGAGCCACATCACCGACATGGCCTCCCAAAGCCTCCATGCCGTCTGCTCCGTGACCTCGCCCTTCAGCGCGTCCTCGAAGCCCTTGAAGATGTTCCGCGCCGCCTTAGATGTGGCAAGCTCACCGCCACGGTACCCCTGAAAATACCCCACGATGTCCCGCCCGAAGACGGGCAGGGAGTTGCCAAACTGCGCCCCTGCAGCCTGAGAGAGAAAATCGCCGAAGGTCTCGTCCTCGTTCCACCCTCCCGAAAGGGCGTGGATCATGGCCGCCGAGAGAGTCAGGGCGACCACCGAGACGAGGGGGGTGGAGTAGTCGCCGTTCTTCGCCTGCGTGTAGAGGTCGTGGGTGGTGATGTTCCAGATTTTGTTCATCTGGTTCGTGAACTGGAGGAACAGGTTCAGAATCTCGTTGTTCGTGGCGTAGAGGTGTGGAATGTCTTTCGGGTGCGACGCCGGCTGTGTCTGGAGCGTGGCGAACTGCGCCTTCTGCATCGCCTCCTCCTGCGACGCGCCCTTGGCCATATAGCTCTCGTACACGGCGTTCCAGCCGATGGTCACGGCGATGCGGTCCATGGCCGTGATGCCCTTCATGCCGAACCGGGCGATTCTCCCCCGGATGGTATCCTTCCCCTCCCACTCCAGCCGAAGCTCCTCGATGGAGCGGTCAAGGCCACGCTCGTTGATCTGCGGGTCCAGCGTCTCCGTCAGCTTGCGCATTTTGCGGAACTCCCCGGGAATCAGAGCCCTCCCGAGGGATGCGAGGAGATGGTGCGGTCCGGCCTCGCCAGCATAGAACGCCAGCGAGGGAAGCTGCTTCGCCATGGTGAGCAGATTGTATGATAGGTAGGCCACGGCTACGTTCTGGCGGAGCCCCTTGATCCAGCGGTTCAAAGTGTTCGTCGCCACATCAGCCTTGTAGAAGGTGGGGTCGGCGATGCGGTTCACATACGATTCGAGAATTTCTCTCATGGGCGTGCCGTACTCGTTCGTCAGGTGTTCGAGGTTGGAGATGTTGTCCGCCCCGCGCCAGTCGAGCACCCGGCGCAGATGGCGGATGTGGTCGGCGTAGGCCGCGAAGTGCTCGTGGACCTGAAGCGCCCTGTTCCACACGCTGAAAAGATTGAGGTCGATGGCTCCCCGCATGTTCTCCGGATACTCCTCGACCCTGGTCTTTGTGAATCCGTTCCTGGCATACTGGCGTTTGAGGTGGTTCGCCGCCTGCACCATCTGGAGCTGGTTCTCCTTCTCCGCATCGATGAACGACCCGCTCGCCCCCGTGCGGAAGAGCCAGTAGATGGGAGTGTAGTTCGGCACGTAGTCCATGCCCACGTTGGCATGCCTGATGAACGCCTGGTCGATGCGGTCGAAGTTGTCGGCGAAGTCCTTGATGATGGCGTGCGCCACAGCTTTCTCCCCGTCGGACAGAGAGGAAACGATGAGGTCTATCTGACGCTCCGACAGGCCGTTCAGGTCGATGATTCCTTTCTTCTGGTGAGGGACGAGACTGTGGGCGTACACGCCGATGGCCTCGGATCGGGTCAGGGTAACTTCGTCGTCGCCCGTCCCAACGGTGCGCATGTCAGCGAGGCTCTTTGTGGTGAGGTTGCTGTCCCGCAGGACCTTCATCACGTAGCCCCTGCGGTTCTGCATGTGGTACTTCGCCTCATCTTCCCGCTTGTTCGTCTCGCCGTAAAACAGCTTCGACCAGAACCCCTTGAAATTCTTGTAGCCGTCAAGGAGGTCGAAAAGGCGGGACGGGGTGAGGGACATCTTGTAGAGATTTTTCGCCCCCTGCAAAGCCCCCCTGTTCTTCTTCGCCGAGGGGAGGTCTCCCTTGCGGAGGACGGGCTTGCCGTCGCCGGGCTCCGCCTTGAGCGTTCTCCGGAGCTTCATGGCGTCGCTGTCGATCCTCTCCTGCTCGGCGGCCCGCCGTTCCCTGAGGATCGCCCGCCCCTTCTCGGCGTTCTCGGAGAGGATGGCGTTGAGTTCACGAATCCTCCCCAGGGTCATCTCGCCCAAGGAGACGATGTTCAGGCTCTTCAGGTCGGCGGAGGAGAGGACGTCCTTCAGGTCCGGATTCTCACGCACCGCGTCGTTCATCATGTTGCGCATCCCCTGCGTGGCAGTGGAGCGCACCTTCAGGTCGTACTCCGACAGAATCCACATGTTGGAGCTTCGCTGTTCCCACGCGATGTCCTCGCCCATGTCGGCGTTCTTGGCCAGTTCCTTCACCAGCTCAAGCGCCGGACCCTTCACCGCCTGATCCTTCGACCGCAGAATCTTGGCCAGAGGCACGTCCTCGTAGTCGATGGGAGCGACCTTCACCCCGGCAAATCCGAGGCGCACGGCGGCGTCCGTTATGGGAAGTCTCCGCACGTCGTCGATGGTCAGGGGCATGTCAACCGGGTCTCGCATGAGTTGACGTACCTCGGCCCTGTCCTCCGGGGTTAGCGAGGAATCCTTCAGGACCTCCTGCAGAAGGATGGTCTTGTTCTTGCCGTCCTTCGTCTGGGTTTTGAGAAGACGGCCCTTGCGGGCCTTGAAGTCGTCGCCTATGGCCCTGACCTCTCCGCCGATGTCCACCACGTGCTTCAGGGGGAAGTCCAGCGCGCGGATAGCCGATGGCTTGGGCGGCTCGTTCAGGAGGTAGTCCTTCCCGAACTCAAGGATGGTCTCACGGCTTTCCTTCGGGGCCTCTCCGGGCTCCTTCACGTCAAGCATCCGGTCGAAGGTTCCCCGGACCTCGTCGGAGAGTTCAATCCCGTCGATCTTCCCGCGGATGACAGAGTAAACTTCGAGGAGCCTCTGCTTGAACCGCTCGAAGACCCCAGCCAGCTCTGTGTGAGGGGTCTTGCCCTCCATGAGGTATTTCTCCCATGCCGTGGCGATGGTCTCCTTCTGCTCGTCCGTGAGCTTGCCGTCCTCGCTCCCGGCCCACTTCCGCAGAAGGTCGATGTCGGCCTTCGCCTCGTCGGTCAGGGTGCCCCTCGACTCGGCCTCAAGGTACCGCTCGATGAGATGGTGACCGAGGTATTCATGAATGATGGTGGAGGCGTCGGCCTTCGAGAAGAGGGTGATGGTGCGGTTCACATCGTCGGCGACGGTGTATCCACCGCGAGGGGCCGTCTCGTCGCCCTGGTAGCGGGTCTCCCCGCGCTGGAAGGCACTCTCGGGGATGCTCCATGCGATGTCCGGGTCTCCTGGGTCTCTGGGCAGGAACAGGAGGGTATCCAGTATGCTGTCCCCTTCCTTGTGCAACCCCTCTTCCACGAGCATTTTCCGAAGGGTCTCGTTGGGGCTCTCGTTGCGAAGCTGTTCCTCGGTGTACGTCAGGCGCAACTGAGCTGCACGGGCCTCGGCCTCGCCAGCCGTCCGCCTGTATGCGTCGTAAAGCACTTTTATGGACGGTTCGAGCCCGATCTCCTTCTCCGGCACGCCAAGGCGCCACAGCTCGAAGAGGTATCTGTTCTCGGCGTCCTTGTCTCCGGCCTCGTGCGCTTTGTACAGAGCGTCCTGGACGATGCCTATGCGGGCGCGGATGCCTTCCATGCCGAATCCATGCTGGAAGCCCCGCTCGCTGTTCTGGATGGAATGCTGTATCTCGTGGATCAGTGCCGACATAAACTCGAAGTCCGTCTTCTGCCTGTTGTGCCCCTCATCGAAACTCGCCATGGTACCGATGTGGATGCCGGGAAGATCGTCGCTCCACTTCCCCGCAATCTTCGAGCCGTACTTCCCTTCAGTAAGGTAGATTTTCATGTCAGCGAGGTGGGGGTATGCGGCGAAGAGCGCAGGGTGGTTGAGAACGTCGCCTAGCCTCACGGACACGTTTTTAGACAGCTTGTCCCTGAGGCCGTCCACCACGTTGCCCCTGGAGAGAAGCCCGGGCTGGAACGTGGCCTTTGTGTCGTCGATGGTGAACCGCCACTCTCCGTCAAACCCCTTCTCCCACCCGGTCAGGCGGAAGATTTCCTCTGGCGTGCGACTGCCTCTGGAGAGCATGATCTTCGCCCTGCCAAGGTCTTTCAGCGGAGCGGTCTTTGCCCCTTCACCGGCGTTCTGGGAGAACGTCACCACACGGCCATCCTCGCTCCGCTCGAACGTGACGGCCTTCGCGTCGGCGAGAGCGTCCTTCACTGCCCCCACCTGCTCGGCGTGCATGGCGGCCACGGCGTAGAGTTTCGAGGCGTCCGCTATCTGGGCGTCGTCGTCCAACACGCCGGAGAGTTTGTCACTGAAGATGCGCTGTATTTCCCCAACCCTTGTGGCGACGGCCTCTTCACGGCCCGTACCGACGAGCCGGGCAAAGACCGAGCCGGGACGCACGGACGTGACCTCGTACTTCTCGCCCGTGTAGCGGTCGTACTTCACGTCGCCTTCCCTGATAACTTCAGGGGAAGTGCCTTCCCAGAAGTTACGGCCCATTACCTCGTCCGCCCGATTCCAGTCGTTTTCGACAAAGAACCGAGCATCCTCCTTAGAAATTCCTGCGGCCTTGGCAAACTCGTCAACCTGACGATTGATAACAGCGCGACGATGGGTCTCTGGACTTCCTCTTGTGTTCCACGCCATGCCGAGGTCGATGACGGCCTGGGGGATGGCCATGGACAGAAACTCCTCAGGGTTGCGAGAATTCTTGAATGCATCGAGGTACGTGGGCATGGTGAGGAAGGAGTTGAGAAGGAAGTCCGTGGCAACGGCCCGGTACCCCGAGGTGAAGGCGTTCGCCACGTAGGATGTGAGATTGTAGGCCACGCGGTACGCCCCCGCCTGAAGGCGTTCCTCCATATCGCCGGGGGTGGTGAGGAAGCCCATGGTGCCCTGCATCTTCGCCGTCTTGTAGATGTTGCCGAGCGTGGACGCCCCTGCGAGGGGCGACAGGCTTCCGGCGGTGACAGCGTTCACGGCGTTCATTGACATGGCGAGCCCCATGAAATCTATCACCGCGTCGCCGATGTCTGAAAAGAGCCCGGCCATGAAGGACTGCGTGTACGACTCTGCGCGCCTTCTCTCCTGCTTGCCCGCAACCCAAGGAGAGATGACGCCGTGCTTTTCGGGGTGCTTCAGATACTCGGCGTAGTCGTTCCATTCCTTCACTACCGAGTTGCCCTTGTCCACGACGCCCAAATCCTGCAACAGGTTGCCAGCCGTGGCCGACACCTGATAGGGAATGGCCAGCACGCCGTAGCCCATACGCTCGAAGGACGAGAGAAGCCGTGCCGTGGGGTAGAGCATATTGTCGGAGAACGTCAGGGCTTGCTCGGCGTACTGGTTCCGCTCGCCGGTCATCACCGCGCGGGCGGCGTCCCGCATGGAGCGGGGAGGATCAACGAGTGGCTTCGTCTCCTCGCTCGCGTCGAGCATCTTTCGGGCCTTCTCGTAGAGCTGTCTGTCGGCTAGGAATGTTGACGGATTAATGCCAAGTCCATTGGCAAGCACGTGAGTATCAACGACTTGCTTCTTCGTAAGATCGAAGGCGTTGGCTAAAGCCTCATACCCTGCGTTTCGAGAGGCTTCACGCCACGCCTTCTTCGATTCCGGCGTGATGCCGTAGGCCGCCTCGATCTCGTGTTCCTGATAGCCGTTGAAGAGGTTGACCTGAAAGCGGGCCTGGTACTCGGCCTCTATCTCGTCGTCAGTGTAGCCGTTCGCCCGGTTGAATTCGATGTCCTGCGCCTTGCCGGGATACTTCATCGTCAGGAGGTCCATGCGTCATGCCTCATTTCAGGGGGGGTCTGTCCGCAGAAGGCGGAGCGCCCTGCTCGGACTGGGGAAGGGCGACAGCGCCGACCTGCCCGGCAAGATGTTCAAGGTATTCTCCTGCCGGGGTGTTGACGTTCCAGAATACCCAACTTGACTGTTTGAGAGGAATTCCGCTGGACAGAATGGTCTCCTGCATGATCTTACGTGACTTGTCCTCGAACAGCCCATTCTCTATGTCGGTCTTGCTTATCTTCCGCATTCTGTCGGCGGCGGCATTGATCTGAGATGCCGGTATGCCGACCTTGCGCATGTCCTGCTTTGCCGAAGTGATGAAGTCGTTGACGTACTTCGCGGAGATGGGGTCCAGCTTTAAGTCGGAGTAAGTCGCCTTGATGATCTGCGCCATGGAGGACGTGATCTTCCCCGTCTCCACAAGGGTGATGAGATCGGCGTTGCCCATCTTCCCCTCAAGAAACCTGTTCATCGTGTCGTCGTAGGTCGCCTTGATTGCCTCGGGCGTCGTGCCCGTGCGCTCGGACAGGACCCAGATGTCCTGATCCAGCGGAGACATTTTCTTCAGCCTTTCCCTGTCGCGCCTGCTGGCCTCGCGCTCTGCACGGTTCGCCGCAAGCTCCGCCTGAGAGTTGAAGTAGTTCAGCCACTTCACGGCACTCTCCGCTGACATCTGACCATTTTTGACCTTTGAGGCAAGCTCCATGCGGGTGAGCCGTCCGCCTCCGAACACCTTGGCAAATATCTCCTCGTCCGTGGCGTCGTAGATCTTCTTCTGCTCCCTCTCGATGTCCCTGTCCCGGCGGTAGATGAGCGCTTCGTGCTGTTCCTTGAGCTGTTCCTGCTCCTTCACGTCAAGACCGGAGTACAGGCTTTCGTCGAAGGTCCACCCGTCGAGGTTCGCCTTCATGTCACGGAGCGCCATGTTCTTTGATATTTCAACGTTACCAGCCGAAAGGAGCTTCTGCTTCGCCGTGTCCTTGAGCCAGGGAGAGGAGTCCACGAGCATCTGGAGCCCGGAGCGGTCGTTGTTGCGGATGAACTGCTCGGCTGACTCGGTGAAGAGCGCCTGTCTCCGGTCCTGCTGTTTGGCGATGTAGAGTTTCTTCATGTCGAGGTCGAAGGCCGGGAGCTTGGAGGCGAGGTACTGCTGGACTGCGCTCTTCAGCTTCGGGTCTTTCAGCCCCTTGAGCGCCTGTTCCTGATACTTGGACGACGCCTCGCCGAACCGCTTCGCTCCGCCCTCGTAGTCCGGGTTCTCGCTCTCGGCGATGTAGAAGTCATTGAACCACGTGTCGATGGAACCCTTGATCTTCGCGAACTCAAGGGCTCGAATGTCGTCCTGCTGTTTTTCAGCCACGGCCATGAGCTGATTGCCGAGAGCGCCGAGCTGCTTGGAGACGAGCGCAAGAGCTTCAGCCCCGGCTGTGTTGACCGGAACCCTCGCCCCCGTGCCATCGCCGGTGATGGTCTGGGACCGCTCGTACCTCGGGATGATCATTTGGACCACCCCGGAATCTTGTACGAGCCGAATCCTGCCGTTGACGTGTTGCCCGAGCCGGACCCAGACGCCGTAACGCCGAAGCCCGAAAGCCCTCCCTTGGACGCCGGAGCGAACATGCCTCCGGTAAAGGCGTTGATTCCGATACTCGTCAGACCAGTGAGCAGGGTCATGTTGGCGGAGTAGTCAGCCATCTGCTTTGCCGTGCTCCCCTGCCAGCGGTAAATGTCGGCCTGAGTTTCTGACTGCCTCGCACCGACCTCGGAGTTGTACTTCGTCGCAAGGGCGTCCATCTCCACGTCCTTTGCCGTGGCAAGGGCGACGTCAAGGGGCGAGCCGGACATGGCAACGCCGGACATGCCGTACCTAGCACGCTGTGTGGAGAGCGTGCCCTGCCCCCGCTCGCGGAGAAGACCTGCCTCGAAGGCCCCCTTCTGACGGGCAGCCTTCGCCGCCTGTTCCTGCGCGCGGGCGTTCGCTATGGCAGCCTGATTCTGGGCCTCGCCCTGCGCTTTCATGGCGCTGGACTGCGCCACCACGGACGCAACCTGTAGCCCGACAGCCACTATCGGGAGAAAACTCATGTTTTGCTCACCATCCAGTAATCGAAGCCATCATGATATTTCAGCATAAGTCCCTCCTCCCGGAACCCCAGGCTCCGCGCAAAGGCAAGCGCCCTCGGATGGGACGCATTCACTGTCGCCTGTACCCTCTGCAGGTTCTGCGCGTCGATGAGCATGTCAAGCCCCTTGCGGATTGCCCTGACAGCCGACAACGCGTGAGATGCGATGAGCGGCGAGAAGATGCCCCACGCCTCTCCCGTACCTCGCCACATGGGGCGGACTCCGCACGCGCCGATGCACTCTCCTGCTGGTGTGAAGCCCGTCCAGCCAGGGCCCTGAGCGTTGATCTTCGCCATGGCGAGAACCTGCTCCACCGTGCCGAGCGATTCCGAGGCGATGTCGCCGAGAAGGAGCACGTGCTCCGGACGGAACGGCTCGATGATCATCTCTCCATCGACTCCCCTTCGGCTATGATTGCGGTCACGGTGATGGGGAGCGGAGAGGTCTGGGCGATGTAGACATAGGCGTCCTTGTCGTAGCCATGGGGGAACAGGATTTCCTTGTCTCCGGTGAACGCCTCCGAGCCCGGCACGATGGCATACGTCTTCGCCGATGTATAGCCTAGAACACCGCCCACCGCCTTGAACAGCCGAATCGTGGCACGAATTATGCGTTTCGTATATGACTGTGACGTGTTCGTGTTGTTCGGTACCTCAAGCGGGTTCGTGACGAGGATCGAGGTGTAAGGCAGTCCCACCGTGACCGACGAGGCAGAGGATGGGAGCGTCACGGAACCCCCCGAAGTAACAGTGGCGTCGCCGAGATAGGTTCCGTCGCCGAATATGGAGACGACCTTTCCGGCAAGATGCGACAGGCCCGAGACGGACGATACGGGCGAACCCGTGCGGGAGAGGCTGGAATCTACGAAGGATGCGTTCGCCAGCGTGCCGTCCCACCACGTCATGCGCTCGATGTACCGTTTGGCGCTACCGCCGATGGTGCGCCGGATGTAAAACCATACCTCTCCGGGGAGCGTGGCGATGGACTCCACGTACCCGTCGGTGATGAAGGACGACCACGCAACAACCATCTGATCGGTCATGAGGGTCAGCACGCCGACCTTGCCGTTCGCCAGAACGCACCACAGGATTGGATCGGGAGAGTTCATGTAGTCGATGTCGGTTATGGTCGTTCCGTCGGTAACGTGGTCGGCGAAGAGATTCATGTCCGGCGACTGATAAGAATCTGTGTTGTAGTCGTAGGCGAACATGCGGACCTTTTTGCCCTCACGCTGGACGTAGACGAGGGCGTTGTCAGTAAGCTCACCGCCGGCAGGATCGGAGCCGTAGGTAGACACCCGGTGAACCTGTATGTTCGTAGGAGACAGCGGCCCCTGGTAGCTCTTCAGCACCCACTCCCCCGATGCACCGCCAAGCACGAGGTCTCCCCTCGATACCATCCACCGGATGTAGTTCACGTCGTTCGCCACCAGCGAGAAGTTGAGGGCGTTGTCGTCGTCGTCGCCAGGCTCGAAGTTGTTATAGTCCCCAGTCTTGGAACCCCACACCGTCTGGGGTTGGGTGGGCGTGGAGGCGAAGAAGAGCCTGTCCTGATGAAACGTCGTGACGGCGGGCCACCCCGTGGCGGAACTCCACGCGCCGAGCGCCCACAACCGGGTCGGGCGGTTCAGGTTCGTGGCATCCTGCATGACCTGCGCGACTACCCGGGTCGTGCTGGAATAGGACGTGATCTTGAGCAGTCCCACCCGCTGGGTGCGGGCGAGACGGAACTTGTAGAAGAATTTGCCGTGATTGCCTGGAATGTAGATGCGGAACTGGGGCTTGACTCCGCCAAAGTCAGAAGCCACAAGGCTACCGTCGATGGTTGCCCAGTCGTAGGATGCACCATATAGTGGCTCGTACATCTCCCACGACACACCTCCGTCAAGAGAATACTGAAGCTCTCCGTCGCCCTTGTCTTCCTCGAAGCGATATTCAAGAACCCAGTTTCCGTTAACTTGCCATGCAGAGCTGGTCCATGAACCGCTCGAATAGGTTCTTGTGGAGTTGGCAAGCGTCTTTGCCGGAGATGTGTATGGAATGCGTATCCACCGGCCCACCCACGACGAGGCGAAGGTGGCGCTCGATGCGTCCACGTACACTGACTGCCCCTCGATGCCGGAGGATGAACCGACGGGGCGCAGGGTGAACGTCTTGCTCGTGGTGTTCTGGTCTAAAAACGGCCCGTTCTTCCAGTCGAACAGCGCCAGCGTCCAGCTTGTGTGTCCCGTGCGGGAGAGGGTGCGGGGAGCGAAGGACGGGTGGGCGATGTAGAGGACGTCGGCTGACTGGGCAAACGAAAGGGAAGAGAGGTGAGACTCCGCGTAGGGCGTGGCGATTTCGTAGGGAGACGCGCCTGAAACTACCTGCGCACCATCCATGAAGACCCGCATATAGTAATGGCCGAACTCAAGGATATACTTCTGCGTCACGGAGAACTCGAACCGTAGGAGAAGCGCCTTCCTGTTCGTGTACTTCGCCGACGCGATGTACTCCGTGCCGTGCCTCCGCTCAGCTCCTCCCTGCGGGAGAACGAGGAAGTTCTGAAGAGTCATGCAACCGTTTGTATATTTCGCGAGGTCTATCCTGCCCCGGAGCTTCGGGGTCTGTTCCCCTCCGGTGAAGTTCGTGAGCATCACGCTTGCGCGGGCCATGGTCAGTACCTCTCGACGATGAGCGTGTCTATGCCGGTGGGCTCGTTGGTGGAGATTCTGGATATCCTCGTCCGGGCCTCGTTGAGCTTCATGTGGTACTTCTGGAGCATTGAATTTTCCACAGCCTCCTTGCCGACGAGCGAGTAGGCCATTTCAGCGGCGAGGCGGAGCACAAGGCAGTCCACCAGCAGGGGCTCGTAGAAGTCAGGGTCCCTGTTGTCATATATGTACCTGAGGCTCACTTCGTTGAAGTTGCACAGAAGCGAGCGTCCCTCGATTTCAAATTCAGCAAGCCCGTGAGGTTCGACGCCGTACACGTCGATGAGGGCTATATAGTCGTCAGGGAGCGGGAACGACCCGTTCCAGCCGAAGGGGATGCACTCGCAGGAACACCGGAGCGTCCTGCGCCTGACGCACGAAGGCCAGGGATACGCCGAAAAGACCGTCTTCCTCACCTGATTCCACATATCCTTGCACGCCTCGGCATGTTTCGTGTTGTCTGTGAGAGCCGTGATGGTATCGGCTCCGAGCTTGCGAAGCGCCATGTTGCAGATGTCGATATCCGTCATGGCTCTACCTCCTGAATAAAGTATGGGGGAGCAGGGGCCGCAAATCCCCTGCTCCCATCACCCCCTTGTGGAGAGTGCTAGTCCAGCACGTACCGGACGACAAACACCATGGATTTGCTTGCGGTGAGCGTTGCGCCGCCAGTGGTCGCCTTGACGGTCGTGACGGCGGCGGTGGGAACGGCCTTGATAGCCTGAAGGTTCCCATGGAGAACGGCGGCGGCGGCGATGCTGGTGGCGGCGACAACATCGACGGCGCCGACGGAAACTGCGAGGGTCGAAGACGCGGCGTTCGCCTCGCAGTGAGCCTCCACACCCGTGACGATGGCTCCTACGGGAATCTGGCAGATGTTGATGGTGCTTCCTATCTCTACCGCTCCGGGAATAATGGGAACGATCTTGACTCTCTCGCGTCCCCCGGCATCGAGGTTGCCGCTCCGCTTGGGAGAGGCGAGCTCAGCGGTGTACAGCGCAGAGCTTACTGTGGTTGCAGACATGTTCTATACCTCCCCTACTCGGAGCACAGGATCGTGACGCACATTTTCTCGTCCATGCGAACAGCGCCGAGGCCCATGCTGACATAGACCTGCGTGCTGTATCCCTTGGTCGGGAGCTGGTCGACGCGGGCTTCCACATCCCTACCGACACCGAGCAGGAGGCCGTTCTTGTGCCAGCACATAACCTTGCGGTAGTTGCTGGAATCGACCCCCATGCGCTCGCTGGGGATGAACTTGAACCCCATGAAGCTGTCCACGGACCCGTTGACCAGAGCCTTGACGTTGTTGTAGTCGGCGCTGGTGACTTCGGTGGTCCCAAGGAGGTTGTCGAGCTGCTTCGCGCTGATGGCGATGTACCTCTCTTCCTTGGGCACCTCGTTGGCGTTGAGGATTTTGGCCGCGGCACGGAGCTTCGCCACGTTCAGCCCGCACGCTGTGGAGCCGTTGACGGTGTCGCCCACGGTGACAGCGACCACGTTGTTGCTGTCGAAGATGGTGCTGGTCCCCCCGGCCTTCCCAGTGTACGCCGTGCCGTCGAACGCTGTGATTATGACGTCGTCCATTGCCCTGAACATGGCGGCGGCTGCGTTCTGCACGTATGCGCTGGTGGGGTCGGAGAGCATCTGAACCTTGTCTTCCTTGTCGATGAGGTCGGCCCACTCGTAGAACGCCAGCGAACAGCGTCTCCGGGTGTGGGGCGTATCGACATACTGTGTGTCGCCGTGTCTCGTGGTGCGAAGAAGAGCCGTGGTCGCGCCGATCTGATCGAAGTAGTCGTATTCGGCGTTCATGGGCTCTACGCGGACGGCACCGCGGAAGCGGGTGTCCATCTGCTGGAGCGCGAGGGTGATGTTTGCGTGGTACTGATTAACAAATGCTGTGGTGATCTGTACGCTCATGTTATCCTCCCTGCGAAATTTTTATTTTGCCTTCGCCGGGTCTCCCCCCTTGCGGGGAACCTGCTCTTTCTGCGCATGTCCGGACCCTTGCGGGTTGACCGGGGCTTCGGCCTGTCCCTTCTTAAGCCAGTCGTAGTACCGCTCCGCCACACATCCCGGTTCGAGTATGGTTTGAGGCGAGCCGTGCTCCACAGCCAGCTTGAGTGCGAACATCCGAAGTTTCGTGTCGTCGGTGATCACTTGGACTCTCCCGGGTACGCCGCCTCGAAGAGTTTCCGTACCGTCGCCACCGCCTCTTCATGTCCAGCGGCAAAGCGATTGTGGTACGCATGGTTCTTGTCGGCGAGTATGGCCGTGATCTTGTCCTGCGCCTCCTGGGGCGCCACACCGAGCCCAAGGGTGCCCTTGAGCTTGTCCTCGCCAAGACTTTCTCCCATCTTGGCGAAAAACTTGAACAGAACAGGGTCGTTGCCGATAGGCACTCCCTGCATATTTAATGTAGTGTTAAGGTACGCCACGAGGTCGTCGCCGCCGAAATACTTCACCGCCGCCGTAGCGCGCGCCGCGGTGTCGGTGAACTTGTCTCCGAACTCCTTCTGCAATTCCTCGATGATCTGAGCCGTCTGGACCTCAGGATTCGGCATTCGCTCGGAGACCATCTGGTTGTACCACCCGAACAGCTCCCCGGCCTGTTTTTTGCTCAGGCCAAGCTTGTGGGCCTGGTCCCTGAACGCCTTCTCCGCCGCCTCGTCGTATCCCTGAACGTCGGGG